GAATAAGGTCATGGGAAAATTAAAACTCTCCCACCGTCCTCACGATACAAGACATACATTTATTACATTGGCAAAAGATGCTGGCCTGGATGAATACATCATAAAGCTGATAGTTGGTCATTCTATCGAGGATGTGACAGAAAAAGTTTATACACACAGAACTTTAAATCAATTAAAAGAGGAAATAGAACTGATACAATAATAGCAAAAACCCCGGGAACATATAATCTCCCGGGGCAATTATTTGTGTTCTACGACTGTGTTCTACCTGTGTCTTATTTGTGTCTTACGCACTAATTTTGGCACATTCCAGCAGAAACAGAAACCGCATAAATACTTGCTTTTTTAGAACTTACCAGCCTTTGCAGCTTCCTCTACAGAAACAGGAAATGGCTTAAAACCTTACTATTTTAATGGTTTTGTGTCTTGTATGTGTCTTACCTCGTTTCTCTAAGGTATCCTGTTCTTTCCTTATTTATATAAGCACTTATATATTATCACAATACTAAGCTGCCGGCAATGTCAGAGACTGTCCAACATGAATCGTGGTGCTGGTGATCTTCGACAGGCTCATGATCTCAACATACCGGCTACCATTCTTCAGATACTTTGTAGCAATATCCCATAAGGTATCACCTTTTTTGACGGTGTATGTCTTTGTCTTCTTTGCTGCCTCATTCGCTGATGCGTTCGTGCCTGGAATGCTAAGAACTAAGCCCGGATGGATTGTTACGCTCGTTAATGAGTTAAGGCTCATGATTTCCCTATATCTCGATCCAGATCCGAGGTACTTCTCTGCAATTCCCCAGAGCGTGTCGCCTTTCTTGATCTCAACAGTCTGGTATCCGGTATCATTATCTTTTATATCTGCTTTAACATTGTCGGCATATGACGGCACACCATATCCGATGATGTACGGATCATTTAATAAGTATTTGCGTTCGTGAACGGCATCTGAAGTATTTCCCTCTACTGTATATACATATGTAGACGTTACTTTCGTCACAATTCCAACGTGCGACGGATCTGTCAGCTTATGTCCCTTTGAGAAGAAAATCAAAATGCCCGGAACTGGTGTGTATGTGCCACCATAAGCCTTTGCATTCTTCCATCTGCCCTGCTTGATGAACCACTTCATCCCAGCTGTGCAACTTGCGAATCTTAAGACAACCTCTTTTGCGATTCCGCATACGATCATAACCCATGAAACAAAGATGGCGCACCAAAATACATTCATATTGAACTTTGATTCAGTTTCTTCGTTATATACTTTGATGTACTTATCATCACCTGTCGGCTCACAGGTCCCTATCTGGCTCTTGGCCGTGTTTATAATTTTGTCAACAATACTCATATTCTATTCCTCACTTTCTGATTTTTTCTGTAGAATGTCGATAGCTTTCGTGATCACCGCTGGCAACGGAATCCCCATTAAACCTGCATTTTCAACCAATGAGATTAATTCATTTGCCATGAATGCTATGATCACCGCATCCCTGATATAGTTTGTTTCTATCACTAGATCGAGCCTGTATGCTACCAGCACAAATACAAGCGTCATGCATTTTCGGCACAGACCTTTCCATCCCGCCTTGCTTTCAAGCGAGCCTGTATCTGTCTTATTGCTTTTGTGGAATACTCCTGCCACCACCAATCCTGATACATAATCAAGCCCCATGAAAATCAAAAGAGACACCAGTCCGGTGTCCCATCCTCCAAACAATGTTGCTATTCCGGAGCCAACCGCTCCGATCACTGTACATACAAACTGTTTCATATAAAACCTCCTTTAGATACTGTCATACGAAGTTAAATCGATTTCACCATATGACTTTATAACTCCAAGTAATTTCATTAAAAATTGGTTATAGAATTTAATAGCACCGTCCAAATCCGTTGCACTGAATTCTTCAAGTGATAAATCCAATTCTAACAATTTTTGTGCGTTTGAATCACTTCTGATTTTTTTAAAATTCTTTTTGTCAAGTGCTGCAAGTGATGTAACTTTTCCAGCAATTCCATCCATGATTTTATCAATACTTTCTATATGCTTATCAACAACATCTGTATTATATTTTTTTATAGCAGAATCAGCATAATTGACAGCTGCATTATTACAACGAGTCTCACATTCTGATATGACATTATTCGCATCATTCTTGTTATATGTCTCTGTCTTATTGTACACCTCGCCTTTTTTATATGTCTCTTCCCTATTATATACCTCACCTTTGTTATATACTTCTTCCTTATTGTATACCTCCTCTCTCGTATAGATATTACTCAGATTTGGATACAACTTGTTAAAAAGAGGTGTAACTGATTCTATATTTATGCCATTCAAACTGATTTCATAAAGTGGCATGTCACACACATCTGCCCCCCAGTAAAGATGTCCACTAGTATAAGATGGTCTTTCTGCTTCGCCGGTTGATACAACTCCTTTTATAACCTCAAGCGTTACATTTTCAATTCCGGTATCTTTTCTATATCTTGCGACTACCAAATCTTTACGATTATATCCCGGACTTCCTGAGTCGATCTGCAGATCATCATAGTTGCCCGGTTCAATTCTTGCATGGCAGCCATACATCACAAGCTCACCTGCAGCTATTCGGCAAGTATTTGCATCAATCATCGTTGCTTTTAAACATTCACCGATTGAAAGCACATATGTCTCAGTTCCAAATATTCCCATATGTAATGCACGATCATCATCTGAATTAACATGGTTCGTTCCTGTTTTTCCTGTTATTATTTTCATTGCTTATCCTTTCCGTGTAGCATCTCCTACACTATATGATATATCAACGGTATCATCATTTAACTTAACTATTATGTTTGTAATACTACTTATCACATAAGCATCTGTCACACTTTCATATCCGCCTATAACATCACCTATATGTCGCTCAGTATCACTACTTGTAACTGCAAATGCATCAGATCCTATCAGTTCTTTCAATCTCTCTGTTCCACCAGAGACAAGGTCCTCAACAGATTTCGCAGATGTGTTCTCATAAGTACTCACATATTCCTCCACTCCATATAGGCTTTGAGATGTACTTATATTTCCATTTGAATCAGCATATAAATGCACTACAGTTCTGTCCTGAAGTTCTCCCTGTCCGAGACATATAAGGTGATTTACTCCCTTATATGTCTTGGTAAGTGTGAAATTCACATCGTTCTGGTTGTATTCTATCCGGTCAGAATAATCGATCACAGGAACATATGATACATGCACCATACCGTCTTTTACTGACAAGTACAGATTCATTCCAATTGATGCACCAAGCTTCAATAAGCCTGTATAAAGATCTGTATATCTTGCAAACTGATATGAATTAATCGAAATTCCACTTTTATCTGCTACAAAAACGCTTTCAAGTCCATAAATTCTGAAAAGGCTCTGAAGAACATCTCCTACATTCCCCGATACTATCCTGTATGCAGAACCATTTGGAGGCTCTATGATCTTACTCATAAGTACTCCCCTGAAACTTCTGCCTGAATATCTGATCTCATTATTCTCCGTTATCACTTTTACGGAATCTACAACTCCGCCATACTCTGTATCATTGACATACCACCAATAACCTCCATGCATGACATTGTTCTTAATACCAACTGTAATCTCAAAATTCTTCTTATCGGCAACATCAAGATCAATTTCATATTTATGTAGACATCCCTCATCATTCAAATTTCGGTCTGTATAGATCACATCCAAATCGGTTCACTCCTTTCAGCTTTCAAAAGCAAATCAAAGTTAAATGTAGAATTCCAATATACAACCTGTTTACCAGATTTTATTTTTTGAAAGATATCACTTCCCCTATTTCTATAGCGAAACAGGTTCACTGTTGCACCGTTTAATTTGAACAACTTAATTGTCTGTTTTTTTGAATCGATCTCAACTCTTTCTCCTGCTTGTATCGTATAGTTCAATATATAAGTATGTCCACCAATAGAAATAGCTGGATTCTGGGCATACCCATATATGGTCAAGATAAATTCAGATTCACTAAAGCTATCATTTGCAACTTGTGCTGCGTATCCAGGAGATGCAGTATAGTCATATTCATATCCGTATGGATAACCTCTGCCAGTTTCATCTACTGGTATATCTTTATACCGATATTCCTTTAAATCTTCTTGCACCCATGCATCTGCAACTGTTACAACCTTTAAAGATAACTTTGTATATGGGCCTACCAAATACTCTGACTTATCACTTGCATAGATGAAACATTCAAGATAATAATCGCCAATATACAGTTTTCCGGGAACTTCATTGATGATATCCTGCTCAAACAGTTCAAACATATCATTCTTTACATTCCTGCATATCCTCTGAGTCGGGCAACAAATAGCGATCGGAAGTGTCTTTTCTGTAATTTTCTTCCGAAAATTCTCTACACTTTTCCGATCACTATCATAGATCCACTGATAGTCTCGAAGGTCATTTTCATTTGCAAAGATATATTTCTTTCCAAACTCAAGAACATTCCCCTGACTATTTACATATTTTATATTCTCAAGCATATGTTCTTACCATCCTTCCAAATTCTCTACCATCAATCTTAAGCTTCGTACCTTCTGTAAGTGCTCTTACCATGTATTCATACATATTTTCATCAATATGTCTTACTACATCAAGAATCAAATACAGAACCTTTGATAACTCTGATTCATTGTCTACTGTTCTTCCTGTTGCCGCTGCCATCTGATCTGCTACCTTACTGATCCATTCTGTATTCTTCTCAAGCGGCACAACAGCCTCAGCTCCATTACCTTCAAGTATACCGACCTGGCCTTTCTTAAGTACACCACCTTCTGCAAGCTGTGGTGCATTCAATTTATCAAGCTTATTAATTGATACTCCCGGAATCGCATTAATAACGGATATACAAGCATTGATTGCCGATATAAAACCATTAATGATCTTTGTCGCTGTACCTAATATGCCATTGATAGCTGCTGTAACAGCTCCCTTGATGCCATCTGCGATAGCTGTTCCGACCTTGGAAAAAATGTTCTTAATCTTCTGCCATGTATCTGAAAAGAACTTAACCATCGGTGAAAATGCATTCTTGATACCAGCCCAAGCCTTGCCGAAAATGTCACTAAACCATGTACCTACTGATGCATATGCACCTTTTATTCCATTCCAGATTCCACTGAAAAATCCAGTAACAGCCGACCAAACACTCTTAATTCCATTCCACGCTGTTGTAAAGATGCCTTTAAAAAACTTTCCTACTGCTGCAAATGCTGATTTTATACCATTCCATATGCCTTTAAAAAAGGCAGGTGCTGCATTCCAGACTTTCTTAATGCCTTTCCAAGCCATTGAAAACGATTCACGACAGTTGTTGATAACTGCCATAATTGCAATAATCGCCGCTTCCAATGTGATCTCAAGCATCTCGCAAAACCATTCAAGTATCGGTTTCAGTACTCCGAGTATCTCTTCTGATATCAGACTTATCACATCAACAAGCGGAGGCAGGATCATATTGATAAGTTCCATCAATGGATCCAATATCATTAAGACCAGATTTATAATTGGATTGAGCAAATCAAGTATTGGCTGCAATAATTCCAGTACCGGCTGCAAAATCGAAATTAAAATAGGAAGAATCTGCGACACTATCTGCACAATAGGCGGCAAAAGCATATTAATCAAATTCGTAAGCGGCGGCAAAATAGTCTGAACTATCTGCAATAATGGTGGTAACAGTGTATTAACAAGAGATAATATAGTAGGCAAAATAGCTTGCAAAGTTCCGAATATAGACTGTAATGCAGATGTAAGTGTCTGCCCCAGTTCTCCACCTATACCCGGCAACAAGGTTTCAAGTATGCCAGGAAGGTTATTCACCAATTCGGACAGCAACGATGTTGCGCCCTGTATAAGTGATGGCAGTATCTGTTCTATAAGTGGCGGTATATATGGTGCCAATTTCTGTGCAAGACTAGATATACCTGTAACTATCCTTGGCAGTGTGTCTGCTATTCGTGGTACAAGGTTATCAGCTACAGCCATCACAGAATCAACAAGGTTATTGATCAGCACTCCAATGTCCTGTGATGGGTCGGCCATTCCTGTGAGCAGGTTCGTCCATGCAGACTTCATCATGCCGATAGATCCCTGTATTGTAGTGGCTGCTTCTTTTGCGGTTGTACCTGTTATCCCCATATCAGTCTGTACAACATGAATAGCCTCTATCATCTTATCAAACGATACACTATTGACGTTATCTGCTGTCACAGTCATGGAGTCACCGAGTACACCCGAATCATTGATAAGCCTTGCCATCTCGGATGCAGTACCACCGTATCCTAATTTGAGGTTATCGAGCATTGTATAGTTCTGTTTTGCAAAACCTTGATATGCATTCTGTATAGATGCCATATCAGTTCCCATCTTGTTGGCATTATCTGACATATCTGTTATGGCAAGATTTGCAGTTTCAGCCGCCTTTTCTGTGTCACCACCCAAGCCTTGGAGCAATGACGCTGAAAAGCTCGTTACAGTGTCCATATACTCGTTTGCCGACAGCCCCGCCGTCTTATACGCATTATTTGCATACTCAACTACCTTATCTGAACTGTCCTTGAACAGTGTCTCAACACCACCAACAAGCTGCTCGTAGTCCGCATACTCGCTTACAGCTTTAGCAGTAATGCCAGCTATTCCAGTAGCCACAGCCGTTGTTGCAACCACGGCGACCTTTGCTGCCTTGAGCGCAAACTTGCCGATATTGCCAAACACAGAACTCATCTTTTTGCTTGTCTTCTCTGCCTTGTCGCCAGTCTCTTCAATTTTCTCATTCGCATCTTCATTTGATACTGCGATTCGTCCCAGTATCTTAAATACTTCCAAAAGGGTCTACCCCCTTTCCTCAATAATAAAAAAATAGAGACACACGTTCTGTGTGCCCCTATGGTTTAAAATTCTCTATGATTGACATAGAATCCCTTATGGTTGTTTCAAGTTCGCCTCTGCTCTCAAATGCTCCTGATCCGACAGGCTGCGAATTGCCACCTGATGTGCCGTACAGCCTTGCCTTGAAGTCATTGAATGATATGTTCTCCCAGCACTTATGGATATACATATCCCAGAGCTTATCATCATCGTCAAGACGCACAAACGTGCATACAAACTCATCAAAGCTCTGATTGTCTATCATCGTATCAAGCAGAGTGTACGGATCCGCATATCGTTTAAATATGAGATCCATGAACTTGAGATAGCCTACTGTTTCTTCTCGAACAATCTTGAAACAACCTTGATAAAATCCGTAAAGCCCGGAAGAGTGACTGCATCATATAACATCTGTGTGAATACAGAGAGATCAAGATCTGCTATCTCATCCACAGTCATTCCTGACAGGTGTGATAAGCAGACAAATATCTCACGCTGACAGTCTGACAGCTTTGTCAGGATCGCATCTGCAAGCTCGAATGCAAGACCAATACCCACATTCTCGAGGAACTTCGATGTGTCCTCATCATCCTCGCCATCACCAGCAAGCTTCTCACGTTCTTTTGCAATAAGCTCTTTGAACCCATTGCCGCTGAATGAATCTTTGAAGTCTTTCACTCCAAGCTTGCTGAACAGCTTCAGGAATGCAGCTATATCTGTAGCCTTTGGATTTCTAAGTGTATATGGCTTGACCTCCTGCACATCCTCTACTGCCTCAGTATCTTCAACTACTTCGGCATTCTCTACTACATCTTTGTTCTCTTTTATCTCGGTTGTTCCCATGATTATCTCTCCTTTTCTATGTCAATTAGTCTGTTACTTCTGTACTGGAATCTATAGACTGCTGAACCTGCTCCGTTGTCGTGCCGGTAGGCAGATAGATGTGGTATGGCAGTGTATCAGCTGCTGGTGACAGATCCGCATAGCACTCCATTGTCAGCGCAAATGTGCCATTCTCCTTGTTCTTGCCCTCTATCTCAAGGCCTGATGTACAGAGAGCATTGTCAAAGATCACGATAACAGGACGACCATCTAAGAATCTTCCAATATATCCGAAGTTCTCAATGTAATCATCCTTTTCAATTCTTGCCTTGGATTCGATCACATCGTATCCTTCCGCTGTTGATGTGCCATTCTGCCCGATAATAGCCATCTTGATCGTCTCAGGCGACAGCTCCACCATGTTTGTATCCATCTGTGCTGTCTCGCCAGTTTTAACCGTCAAATCCTTAACCTTAACCACTGCTCCATCTACTTCAATATCCTTAAGTTCCGGCTTAATAGACAGCTTCGTTCCGCCGGATGTAGCACCGATCAGAGATTCGGCAAAGTTCCATGTCTTTTTTGATGCGTCATACTTGAGCCCTTTGTGAATCGTTCCGGCACCAAACACAATGTTCTTCGGTGTCTTGTCTGTGATACCGGATGACTTGAACTCTTCAAAAGTTAATGTATCTGCCATGTTATAATCACCTTCCATTCTTATATTCTTTAATCGTCAAATTGATCTGTATCCGTTTGAGGTCTGCATCCCCTGTTGGCACTGGTGACGCATTCCCATAAAAAACGGCAACCCCCGCACCACTTGCAAGGATTGCCGTTCGTTCAATATTCTGTTCTATCTTCTGCTTGTACTTCTCCAGACTGAACCATGAGCCTCTTGTGAATCCATCTATGATGAATGTTATTTCCTGACATCCATCCTCTTCAGGAGTGTCACCCTCGGAGTATTCACCAACAAAGTATGCCTCCGGTGGGTCATCCTGCCACTCCATGAATGCATATGGTATCTCAAGTTCATCTGTGAGTACATTGTTGATATATGATAATGTTTCTGTCGTCAATCGTCACCACCGCCTTACTCACTGAACGTCTGATTGAGGATAGAGCCAAGTCGCTTGATGATCTTGCTCTTGGTCTTGTCAAAGGCTTTCTGTAAAGGCCTGAGAGGCTTTTTACCATGAGTTGTGTGCCAGTTGCCACGCTCATCCTTATAAGCCCATGGTTTTTTGCGTCCATTACCTTTCAGTGCGTATTCACCTGTTCCATACTCTTCCCAGATAGCATTCTCAAGAGGATTACCGATAACAGCCTCGCCCTTATCTTCATCAACATGATGAGTCCATGCTCCTTTGGTCTGTCCTGTGTCTACTCTCGCCTGTGCTCTCTTAGTCTGTGCCTCTACCTCTCCGGCTGCCTCGTACAAGAATGCAATAACAGCATCATCCAGAGCCGCCTCAACCTTTATTCTGTTGTCTGTGAACTCCACATTTCCCATTACTGCCCTCCTGTATACTTCAGGTAAATCTCAAGCTGCTCATGCATGCCCATGGGGTCATCTATCAGCATGATGTCATATACCTGGCCATTAATCACCATACGGCTATTCTCTGACTTTATCATGCCACTGAGCTGTTTATAATCAGCTATGAACATATGCGTGGATTCCTGCACCTTGGCATTGTATGTTGTGTACTTGCTGTCACCGCCTGAGAGGTCAAGCCATCCGGTCAAGGTATCTTCAGATATCCATGTGACTTCCTGTTCGCCTATCTCATTTCTGGTTATGCTTTTAACCTGTATATCTGCAACTGCATTTCCGCCTATTCCTTGCATCTCAAAACCTCGCTTTCATGTACGGTTTTAAGAAACCAAGAAGTGACTTTGGATATCCCATGAGGGAATTGTCGCCATCCATGTTGAAATAGGTCACAGAATGTCTACTGATGCTCTCAGACTGTACACCGACCTTATCCCGGTTGTTCAAATCCCATGAAAGCATGTTGGCTACTCCCAGCTTGATATCCGTCGGATATACTATCTTTGTCACCATGGCGACCGGTTCGCTTACAAGCTTCTCATTCACCTCTATATGTACATTGTTCATATCCACAGCTTTGATGGTGTACAAGCCATCGTTGTAGAGTGACTCTGACACCTGTATAGTGTCGCCAACCTTGAACAGCTCTGATGCATACTGGAAGCCTGTCACAGCGTCCACAGGAGCCACGAACCGCCTGTTCCGATCCTGGAAGTTGTTGTTTGTATACTTTCGGATCAGGAGCTCAAGTGCCTGAAGCTTAGCCTCAAGCACCGGAGTTTTCTCCTTGGTGTCTACGTACTTCTTAAGTTCATCGACAGTCATGATCATATGACCACCGCCTTACTTCTTAGGGATAACAGTATACCCATCATGCTCCGTGAACCAATCTGCCATACGCTTTGATGTGATCTCTGCCTTTCCGTTTGCGAACTGGACACCACCGGCGCCAATTCCACAGTAAGCAGTGCTATTATTAACAGATACTACCCAGCCTGTAGGCTCACTCTCTGTCTTTGACTCTACTACAGGCTCAACAACTTCATTTGCCTGATCTGCTGTCTTCGTTTCCTTTGTTGCCATATTCAATCACCCATCCTTCCTTATGCAATCTTGATATTTCTGAGTACACCTGCATGCTGTGTATTCTTGAGGACTGTAGCTGCAATCATCTCAACCTCAGCGTCCTTGACAGTGCCAGGCTCGTTGAAGTTTGGAAGATACTGATCAATCACTGAACCGCCATTCAGGCTGATTCCGTGGAATCCATCGTTTACGTCAAACTTGACTGCATAGACGTCTGTAAGACCTGTTGTTGCCGAGCTCTCCTTTGCGATGGTTCTTGAAAGTCCCTTCTTGACAACATGGCCAGCAGTTGCAGCACCACTGCTTACAGTGTAATAGTCCTGCATATCAACAAGCTTGACACCATCAATAGTAGTGACACGCTTTCCGAATGCTTCCTCACTCTCTGTCTTGTATCCAAGGATACGAGCCACTGTCTGAATCTTGGTGATCATCTCTGTGTTAGTGAGCACCGCATCAGCATCTGTGGTCTTGACAAGAAGGCTCAGTGCCTCATAGAACTCATCAGCATTAGACTTGATCGCTGTGATAGATGACAGATCAATAGCCTTGTCTGTGCCGTATTCTGTCGTTGTTCCCGCAAGCATGGAATCAAGTCCCTGGAACTCAGGGTGATCAGTTGATGCTGTTGTAGTTGCATCACCATTGATCAGTGTATAGTGGAAGAGGTTTACCACTGCCTTGATATGCTCCTCTATCTGATATGCCATATTGTCAAAGTTACCTGCTACCCTGTTGAGCACTCTGTCCATCTGAACAGCTCCGCCCATGATTGCAAGATTAGCCTCGCACTCCTGCTTAGTAGCCGCTGATGCAGTGTAAGAGCCACCTATCTTTCTGAACTCTGCTGTTGCTGGAAGTACCTTTCTGAGATACTTGTACTTCATTGTTGAGCCACCACCTGATGCTGATACACAGTCATCAAATGTGAGCATCTGAAGTATTGTTGACTGTCTGAGGAAGATATCCACGATCTGTGAGAATACCTTATCACTCATACCCTTCTTGATTTCCTCTAATGTCATTGCCATAGTTTTCACCATTCCTTTCTACTTATTACTGGGTATTGTCCCCTTCATATTTCTGTCTCAATGCCTCTGCCAAGTCCTTAGGTTCTGCATTCGTATTGTCCTGATTCCCACTTGGCAGTCTATTCTCAATGATGTGCCTCTTGCCATCATCTGAGCTGGATGAAGCTATGAATTGAGCTGGGAACTGTGTCTTTAAGTCTGTGAGCATGCTGTCCCAGCCTTTGATATGACCTTCATCATCAAGCTTAAGCTCCTCATTCTTCTCCTTGAGGGCTGTCTTGATCTTATAGGTCATGTAATCAGTATCAACCGCATGAGCCTCAAGCAGAGCCACCTTGATAGCTGAATTGACCTTAGTCTCCTCAAGCTCCTTCTGAAGCCGTGCATTCTCAGTCTCGTAAGTTGATATCTTCTGCTGCATGCCCTCATCACCCTTAGAAGCTTTCTTGAGCTCCTCAATGAGCTTATTTGCATTGCCAATCTCCGTGTCTTTGCCGGTGATCAGTGTGTTGAGCTTGTCAAGTTCTGAATCATACTTATCTTTGCTGACGTACTTGCCCTCAGACAGATCTGTGTATCTTACATGCTTGAGCTTATCTGTCTCTGTGCTGTTCTTCTCGTCAATCTTCGCCTGTACCTGCTTATACAGGTCATCTCCTAACAGTTCCTTTAATTCCATTGTTCCATCCTTTCTGGCTTTAAACGTAGCCACACATGGCAGTTATCACTCTTGCCGGAGTTATTCTTTATCGGTCACAGTTTTATTGCCTTGAGCCGATTTTGGGCATAAAAAAAGACCATGTTTTTACCATGATCTAAATTAACTATTATTTTTTACTCAACTATTACCCAGTCTTCAGCAAGGCAATCATTTATACTCGGCACCCACATAGAATGTGAACCATCAACACATCTGATCTGCAGATATGGGTTACACTTGAATAAGTCACCCTCGCTGATTCCCCAGGCTTCTGCGGTCTGCTTGTTACATGGTATGCCATCAGGATATCCCTTCTGGAATACAACAAACATTCCTTTGCCATTCCAACCCTTTCTTGCAACTCTGAAGCCCTTCTTGAGCATTTCAAGAGCAATCCCAAACGTCATGTTGTCACATGGTCTGTATGCTTCGTTAAACTGCTTCTCCGGCGACCAGCTCTCATATCCATCTGAATATCTTACGAGATAGCCTTCATCTGCTGGATTTTCTTCCGTTGGAATCTGCCATCCTCTGTAATTGTTATAGTCGCCTCTTGTCATCGTTTTTGCCTCAATCTGTTTTGTTCCTACATACTTCTTCATTCTCTTATCCTCCTATTTTTGTGCATTAAAAAAGCACCCTGCTACTGCGGAGTGCTATCGTAAATACTTTCAAATTTATATCCGTTGTCGCCATCAATATTTTTTTCGTGATTTATTTTATTCCAAAAAACATCTTCTGGGATTCCATCCGGATATGCTTTGCAATGGAATGTATTATTATCTTTTTTTCCTATAAAATTTTTGCAATCCAAACACTGAGAAAAAATAACCATTACTTTACCTTCTTTAATACATATTTTTCTAGTAATTTCATAATATTTGTTGGCAATTCTTCACCATGTCTATATTTTACAAACGCTTCTGCTATTGTTTCAGCTCCATCATACGTACTATCCGCATATAATGAAACACCTCTAATAAACTGTTCCCTAACTTTCTCTTCCATTTGTAAAAATAAACCATATGTATCGCAATTTTGAAATGTTAGTACATGCGCCATCTCATGTGCGATTAAGTCTTCAACATTTTGAGCGGCCAACACATTATTATTATGGTTTCTCATAATTCTAGCAGAAAATGCTTCTAGACTCCCATTAAAATCATAATCTTTATTCAACACAAGTTTGTATTTCAAAAAACCGCCAACATTCTCTGGAACATACTGAAATGGCACTTTTTCATTGCCACTACCTAAACTTTCTAAATCAATATTGTTTATACGTACATTGTATTCTTCTTTTATCTTATCAAATGCATCACAAATGGCTTGCTTTGTTTCATTTGACATTCCCTTTATATTGTCGGTTTCTGACGGTAATTCAATTTTCTTTATTTTAACACTATTTTTTATATTATCAATATCTTCCTGGGTTATTCCCAAATACTTTCTCTGGTACTCCTCAAACTCTTTTGTCTTGTCAAGATCAAAGTATGTTGCCCTGTCCTTTAGAGCCTGAAGCTCTTCATCATCCAGCGCCCACCTTGCTCTCTGCAATAAGCAACAACGACAGTTGCAGTCCTCTGCCGGATCTCCAAACATTCCAGGAGCCTCAACCTTGAGGTTTGCAACCTCAAAAGGCTCATCCACTTCCCTGATCTGTCCATCAAGCATCTGATGATGTTCTCTCGTGGCTCCGTCAAGGGTGGCATCCCACTGCTTCACTATGTCCGCTCCTTTGCTCTTTGCTACGTGCTGAGCGTCCAGCGCTGACTGTACCTGTATACGATGCCCTTCAGTCCTCGCAATGCGGATAGAATTGTTATAAGCCCTCTGGAACGGTGTATTTGCCATATGTCTTGAGAGCTTACCAGCTACTTCATTCCACGTTGAGCCATTTGCAATGCCTCTTGATACCTCTGCTCTGACCGCTTTTTCGAGGTATGTCACATCCTCGCCCATCTTGTCGTAGAGCGACTTACTGAGCTTGCTGTCCGTCTGAATAGCTCTCACAACTGCCGCCTGATCTATCGGCATGATGATCGGAATACCTGTCTGCTGCAAGTCATACATGACACCTGTATATCCATTCCTGTAGCACTTCGTAAGATAATCAGACACCGTTGCATAGGAATTTGACTGCAAGTTGCTTAGAGCACCTTCAAGTTGTGCTTTCAAAGCCTCCTGATATTGTTTCTGGTATATGATGCTCTGCAAATTCTCCATGTCAGTTCTTGCAGACAACTCTCTGATCTTCTGCTCACAGTCTTTCAATGCCTGCTTATATGTATTCTTCAGGCTGGCAATAGTTTTTTCCTCGTTATGCAGTTGTTCCTCAATTACTTCTTTCTGTCTCTTATTCATATCACATTTCAATAGACATCGTAAAAGCTCTTATTTCCCCTGGTTTGATTGTTACCGGTTCGAATACTTCTCTTGCAAGCATCATTCTGTAATATTCCCCGGTTTGGTCTATGCTATTATCAACCGAAGCTGCTATGAACCATCCCATTTCTGACACAGTTATATCTTCGATGCTATTGTTTCTCACAGTTATCGTAACTACTCGATTTGTTTTGTACTCCTCTTTGTAAGCTTGTGCGATGTTTACGACGTGCAATCCAGAATCGCTATAAACGCATGGAGATTCTAATTTGTAATCATCACTCGTCGGGGCTGTTGTTCCACTTCCGACAAAAATCATGCTTCCGTAATAAAAATTATCGAGTGTGAAATCACCAGTTGGTGCTAATCTCCACAAGCACTGTGCAAAAACCTCCATTGCATTATTATAACCTAATGCACGTGTGACCTTTTGTATATCACCTGTTATGCCTTTGTATATCATCTTCATCTGCATTTGCGATGTATATGCATTGAACACTTGCATAAAATTTGGCATTATCATTTTTCGTTTACCTCCTACATTAACTCTTTTACTGCTGTAAATTCTTCTGTTCCTTTGTTTTCAAAATAAGTATTAGAAACATTGTCATAAAGCTTCGGTTTGTTATCTGCATCATATTTTGGTACAAAATCACGAACAAGGGTATCTCCATCATAAATTTTGCAATAGTAAATGTCTCCTATTTCACCAGATGTTAATACCTTTATATGAGAATCTCCAAACCCATACTCAAATGTTCCAACCTCATTTCCCTTTGCTATATAACTACCAGATTCAATATCTTTAATGTAATTATTTCCAAGCTCAAATTCATACGTTTTTGTTGTATCAATCAAACCGCCTATAATTCTATGCCCATCACCGCCGTAGTCCATATACCAATTATTACCATATCCAAAAAATCTAAGTGCCTGATCTCCACTTAACATCATTCCGACAAATATCGCTCCTGTTGCTTTCTGCATCTTAAATTTAAGCTGTATTTTTATAGTTGATTTTCCGTTTATTCCCGTGTCAACCCAGCTGTTTCCATCAGAATGCACGGCGGCAAATTTTTCTTCAAGCTTGCGACTTGTAACCTTTGTCTTTATTGCTTCACCCACATGTGTGATTGCCCCGATCTGGTTTGATGTATGTGTTTTTATGCTATTGCCGACTTTTGTTATCACAGAACCACTACCGCCAGTGCTTCCGCCGCTAGTCTTAATATCTAAAATGTTGTCATGCATCGTCTGGAATGTCGCATCTGTCGCCGTCTCAACACCTTTTTCAGTGATGGCAGATGCAACGAGACTTTTTCCATCACTGACAGATTTTTTTAGATTTTCTTCCGTTTCTTCTATTTTTTTTAACCGATCACCAACAATCTTTGCATCTGCCGCTTCACCGGATATGGACAAAGTAGGGTCGACCTTAATCAAATATTTCATAAACTGTGCAATGATGTCTTTCTCCTGTTCACTGTCTATTGCCTTTCCAAGTTCGCAACCATCAAGAACCTTTCCAACTGCAAGTTCTGTATTGTATTCCTGTGTTATATTTGATTCTTCATCTACCTTGGTAAAGCAGATCACGAAACCAACCGTACCAGGGACTCTGCAAGCCGTAGCACCTACAAGCCATGAGAATGTGATATAATCTTCATCGGTCACAGCTAAGTCATCGACAGCATAACAATCCGTCTCATTATCCTCATTCACATAATTGACCTTTATGCTAAACTCAGACATATCATTCTTTTTATAATATCTCGGCATTTTAAAATGCTTTCTTGTCACATTTTTATCATGATATACTCCGAGTATCTTCTCATTTCCCGGAAGTGTAATCTTTCTCAAATTGCTATCTATTTTGCAATATGTTACATTCTCCATCTTTATTCTTCACCACCAGTCTCTACATTTACCTTTTTCAACAGATCCTGCGCTTTTTTCGTATCGTCTTCTTCCTTTGCCGGCAGCTTGTCCTTGATCTCGTCATAATCAATATCAAGCCAGTCACAGATAGCTTTGATAATCGTCTCATCATCAAACATGCTTGCAACATCGAGTATTGTATTGATCTCTGTCTGCCTTACCTGAGCCTCTGTAAGCTCTATCTGTGCATTTTCCTGAGCGTTGCTCATTATCTCGTGAGCGAACTCAAAATGAACATCCTCAGCCTTGTATGCCTTATTCTCAGCCTTATTTATCTCGTCAACAACTATCTCTACTATCTTCCTCAAGAACTTTCTAAGAGCTTTCTCTATCTTTTTTGCCTTAAGGTCAAGGAGCGAATAAGCCGCCTTGATAGCTATATTCGTAGTGGCTGATGTATCCTTGAGACCGGCGGTGTTCAACCCCATGCCGAACCTGTATATATTCTTTTCATCAAGCTCCAGTTTTGCCTGTCTTGCCTGGTATGGGACGTCAACAGTCTTGACATCTACGTCACCATCCTCACCTACACCTATGATCTTCTTTGTTTTGAGGTTTGTCTGAAGCTCATTCAGGTTGTCTCCCTGAAAGCCTTTGATAGCATATAGTGGGGAGTCAAAGTCTATGAGGTTGTTTGACAGGCTTGAGGCCATCAGGTCGTAGTCATCTATAAGTGGTTTGACAGGCTTAAGACTTGAGAACTGCTTCTTGTTGTTATCCAGCCGGAAGAATGGAATATAGCCAAATCCATCAAAGTAGGTGGCCTTATCTCCATTATTCTTTGTGTAAAGTACATGAGGCTTTGGGTTGATTGGTTCAGTATCATCTAACACCACCGCCCCATTATTAACCTGGACATAATAATATGTCTGCTTATCATCCCAGACCTGTATTCTCTCGATGGTCTTGTGTACTTTGTCTATCCTGTCTGTATAGTGGTATATCGTGTATGCACAGCCATCGTCCGTGTCCTTGGCTCTGACCTCAATAACTCCGATACTGTCAGCATTGGCAAATGACATCATATCCTTGGCATTCTTGTATGCGTACATATACGCAAAGCCTTTGACCTGCATATCTGTGATGGTGTCGGAGAACTCAGACATGAACTCATCATTGTTGTTAAAATACTTGTCCATGTGCTTCTGCAGTTCAGTGTCGTTGGACTTTACAATGCCATCCCCTGATAGGATATACTGGGTGCACTGGTCAACCAGCTCTGTGAAGAATGGATGTGGTATCTTCACGTTGCTTCTAGTCTTGTCCTCTACCAGTTCGCCGTCCGCATTGTAGTAAAACAGTCTATACTTCTTTATGTCGTGATTGCCATCATAATATCGTTCACCAACTCTGGCGAATTGTTTTTTATCAGATGTTCTGTCACTGTCTATCAGCTCTTTTATTTCATCAATAGTTAGCATCTTTTTACCTCGCTATACCAGCCATGTTCCCTTCGGCTTATCATTCTCATATACACCAGTCAGAGCATCGGGCGCATCATCATGAGCATTCTTACCCTCTTTCTGATACTTCCTTATTGCTTCCGCAAAATCTGGCCATCTGTCTTCCCAATTCACAGGGAAGAGAACGTTCTGCATTACTCCTGTGCTGTTTGACAGGATCCTTGATATCTTATTCTTCGACTGGAAGAACCACTGTATCTTAGTATGGGTATTCCCCAGAGCTTTTAATTCTCTTATAACATTCCTGCTGAATCCACGACCGCCATTGTTACTTTCTATCAAAGCATTACCGACATTATTCTTAGTCAGCATCTGAGCTGTCGCTGGTTCAGTCACTTCCATAGGTGCCTTTGTATATAAAACATCAAGTATGTAGTATGTACTCTCATACATGCCATAACAAATAGAACACAGATAATCACTACCTGTGTCCGCTGTATCTGTATAATTCAATATATATTTGAACAGGCTATTGCCCTTACTATCCCTTGGAATATCCGTATATGTCTTAATATGGCTGTATAATCTGCCTTTGACATCTATTGGCTCTTGCTGATAATTCGCAAGGACTATATCCTTATTCATGTTCTTTGTTTTTATCTTGTAGTCCTTATATGACAGGATAGCTTCACAGAGCATTGTTCCATCGTCTTGTACTGCCTTGTAATTGATATGTACTACATCGTCATAATTTGCAAGTACATAACCGGCTAAATCCTTTGTTGACCATCTTGTCATAATTATGATGATTTTGAAATCATTCTCAGTTCTGGACAGCATTGTATTGTTAAACCAGTCAATCTGCTTCTGCAATACTGATTCATTGTAGGCTTCCTCACTGTTCTTGATAAGATCATCTATTATCATAATATTACAACCAAATCCGGTTGCGGTACCTGTCGGAGAGGTGGCAAGGTAATTAGCCTGTTGACTGCCCTCAAGGCTCCACTTCTGTGCTGCAGCCTCTCCATACTTAATCTTTGTGCCAGGGAATATATCTTCATATGTCAGAATGCCCTCTGTAGGCTTTTCCGCAATCACATCCCTGACAGCCTTTGCAAAGGTTCCTGACAGGGTCTCATTATATGAGCCTGTCATAACCTTTTTATCTATACCATATTTACCGAATAGCCACTGGACAAATTTGGTAGCCGTTCGTGACTTTCCATGTCGTGGTGGCATATTTACAACCATTATCTGTTGTTCTGCATCTTCCACGAACCACTGTAGCTTATCTGCAAGATCATGCAGAAAGCCTCTGTCGTTACTATAGAAATCAGGAGAAGTCAGCTTGCAATACTGCCAGAACTCTCTCCTTGATAGCTCTATCTTTAGCTGTTGCTGTAATAAAGGGTCATGTCTATCAAACGTCATCAATAAGTTTCTTCAATTCTTCGGTTGTAAGCCCCTCAAATGCATTTGGTGTGGTATTCTTCACTTCCACCTTTTCTGTGAACATACCCAAATGCTTACCCAGGAGCTCCAATGCCTGTATCTTGCTGTAAGGCTTTATTTCAAAGCCATCTCGACCCTTTTTTATCACTGCAATAGCTTTCTTCTGATCCTCTGTCAGATCATCTGTCAGAATAGGCTCTACTGTCCTGTATTTCACCTGATTGCCGTCCTCGTCAAGTACCGGGACCATGTTTCCATCAACCTCTACCATAGCGTCCTTTTCAACCACTCTTGCATAGTCAGATGCTTTTGCAAATGCAATCAGTGCCAGTTCTCGTAGTACACTGTCCTGAGTAATCTCTGTGCGTTTTTCACGCTCTTTCTGACGTTCTTGAATATATGCTTTGACGTTAACATTGGTTAACAATCTGCTTGCAGCGGCCTTTGCCGTCTCGTCTTTTTTCACAGATGGATAAGCAGCCTTATAAGCTCGTGTGCCATTAAGGTCAACCAGCCATTCATCTGCAAATCTTTTTTGCTTTTCTGTTATCGCTCCCAAATGTCACACCTTCTTTCTGTTACTTTTTCGCCCTCTTCGGGATCACAATCTTGTACAGCGGTTTACATACACTCTTTACTTCCCCACCCAACTTTATAGTCAGCTGAAGTTTGTATATCTTAGTGCACTTAGCCATCACCTTTATCATGGCTATCGGTAATGCCAATCTACCAAGTACAGGATGTATGTATTCAAAACTATATTCAGGTCTCACGACCTCAAACCTTTTAATCTCACTCATATCACACCTCAAACAAAATAGCCCAGTGGCAAGAGATTATCATTCACATTAAAGGGGTGGGAGAGGGTTTGTATAACCACTGGGCATGAGAAAAGGGACACAACCGATTATGGCGAACGGTCATGTCCCTTATGAATCAATACTATAATTTTACCATTACAGTATATCACAGTTGTTAGGTGCTATTCGGTGCTAAATGGTGCTATTTGGTGTCAACTTTTCAAAATCTTTATCCGAAATGCCTCAAGAGCAACTCCATGAATATGTTTTGTCCTGTCATATGAATACTTTATTTCAGATGCTATATCCTTTAATGACTTGTACTCTATATACTTCTTAAACAGAATCTTCATGTAGATAGGGTTGTTCAAACTGTGGATCTGATTGATCACTCTATGCTTGAGTTCCGCAAATCTGGTAGTATCCTCCTGCAGCTCTCTCTCAAAATCAACATACTTCGCTACTTTCACGCTCATTGATTCAGATGCACTTGTCTGTACCTTTTCCTTTGAATAGTCAAATGCTCCCAATCCTATGGCATTGTCTTTAAGGCTATCTAATTCTATATTCTTCTGCTGTATTTTCGTATCAAGCGTTTCTACCTGTTTCAGGTACTCTTTCGCTATATTCACTACCTTATCACCTCACTTACTTGTTTTCCCTGATGGAAAACTCTATTCCGGTTTCTTCCCTCAGTGCATCTATGAAATCATCCCAGATCACATCTCCATCACATATACACTCTGTCTTCAAATTGAATCGGTCAAAGAACTGTTTGATCCTTTTCTGCCCAAATCCAAACTCATCTCTCAACACCATGCAAGACATAATCAGCACAGTATCGATCGTATTCATCTTGATCTTCTCAACTGATTCTTCCAGTTGTGCTTGATTGATCTCTAACGGAATGAACATAGCTCTCCTTGCTGCAAGCTCTTTCTTCGCTTCTTCCATGCCCTTATCCTCGATCAGCTTCATGATCCATATTGCACCAGCCATTCTTGCCTCATGTAACTTTCTATCCGACTTAGCCATGATAATTCACCTCACTTATTTAGATGCTAAACTCCATATGCAAATATTTTCCCGAATACTCGGTTTCCCAGAAGTAATCTCCCATATACCAATCTTCACCCATACAGGTCTGATCACACCATTCCTTGCGCTCTTCTGTTCCCTGCTTGTTTCCAGTGTGATAGTCAACTATATCAGCACCATCAACGTCCATGCCGTCAAGATCAAGATGTTCTTTCATCCATTCTTTTATCTCTTCATTAAGTCTATTTCTGAGTTCAATTTTATCCACTATATCTTTTTGAATTTTCTTCATTTACCTCACCTCACTTCTGATCTGATCCGTGATACGCTCCCACTCACGGATGAATCTGAATGCCCATAATGCCGGATATTTCGACCTGCCAAGTTTATCTGATATTTGGCTTGCACGGCTCCAATCCGGATCACTTGCTATTTCTGTTGCAACTCTTGGCATATCTTACACCCCCATTTCTAATAAATCTGGATTGTCAAAAATGTTGCCACACACCTCAAAATGCTCTCTGTCAAATTTGCCAATTGGTATTATATCCTCGCTTCCATTTTCTTTTGAGCAAAATCCACTTCCGTGCCACATAATTCTTATATAAGTCTCATCTTCCGGGTAATCATCGTCTAGGTGTGCAACCATAATATCATTCTCCCAAATCAACTTGCCGTTCTTGTCTTTCAAGCCTGTGCACTGACAGATAGTATCTGGTCGCACTTCAAATGCAAATGGCGAACCTGCTTTATTGCTTATATACCATTTATTTTCCTTACAATGTAAAAATCCGCTTACCCATTCCCCATTGCAGGTTTTTGCCTTGAATAAATACCTATCTTTCATCTGCTTCATCCACCTCACTCCTTTCCTGCTCCAGCCAGTTAAATGTGCATTCCTGGCAAAACTTATCATCCTTGTGGCATTCTACTTCATCAAACCCTATCTCATTCGGGCACATTACAATCTGCGCAAGATCTGCATCACTGAGCGACCGGATATAATCTCCGTTGGTCATTATTTTATATTCGTCCGTCGCATTCTTGGTACAGTGTACACATGGCTCATCTGTTTTACATCTACTCTGATATTTGCATGTCTCACAGCTCTTATCCTGTACTGGTACTATTTCCATCGAATCTCTCCTCTCCTGATCATCTCAACAATATCTATTCTGGTGAAGCTCTCCCGGTAGCCGTATTCACTCTTCATCACTATGTGATGATCGTAAACCTCCACAATGGTCCATTTCTTCCATGTCATGATAAAATTCCGCCCACTGGTGGTTTCTTTTGTATGGATCCGCACGACCTGCCCCGGTCGGCAGATCATGTTGTATGTAATTTCTATCTCAAAATTCGTCATGTTGTTTCTCCTTTTCTATTTTTGCGCAAAAAAATACCAACCATCGAATAGTGATGGTTGGTATCAATATTATAATCTTAATATTCATGAAGCACATACTTAATTAAAAAATCGTCTGCTTCATCTGGATCAAATTGATCAGGATCATAAATTGCCCTAGAATAATCTACAAATTGAGGTAAATGAGCTTCTGTCATCTTAGCACTTCTGTAACCTCTTCGATGTAACTCAACCAATACCTCATCAGATAACGGTCTTGAATCTAAATTACCAAAGTCATCCCTCGTTACAATGCCCCTTGATTCGTATACCTCTATAACATTTAGAATATCTTGTTCTGTAAACATCTATATTTCTCCTATAGTTTGATATAAAAATTATACCACTCCAACCATCACTATTCAATTTTCAAAGTTCAAATTTCGACGCTACGCAAACATCATCAACTGTCCATTTGCTTCCTCTGCAACTCTCATATTTGCTGTTCTTCTTGCAACACACATTTCCGGAAGATTTGCTCTCACAAGTGCAGCCGGTATCGGCGGGCATACTGCATTACCGCATCTTCTTACCTGCTCCGTTCTCGGATATGTCTTGCCAGTATAATCATGATCAATAATGTAATCTTCTGGAAATCCCTGACATCCATATAACTCTCGTGGTTCCAACATTCGAAGTCCGATATCCGCAATCTGGTAATCAACACCCTCAATCGTTACAAGACCAAATCTATCCTTTGTGGTAACCGTGTCTAATGGTTGTTCAATGTCCTGTCCGGTAGCATCACCATAGTATTTGATCAGAAATGCCCGGACTTCTCCAAAATGCCCGGCTGATGTTGTCACTGTATGCAGTGGCTCTCTCTCATCCTGCCCTATCCCTGTCTTGTAAAACTTGCTGAGGAACGAAGTCACAAGGCCATATCTGTTTGAGCTGTCTACTGTCATGATCGGATTCTCTATACCCTGGCCTCGCACCTCATCTGAATTGGTCTCCGAATGGTATTGAATAAGAGTAGCTGCGACCAGCCGGTTATGATCCACTGTCGTTATCGTATCAATTGGGTCTTCGGCTTTACTCCCACCACCTTTATAATTTCCGCCATACGTTTTATCTATAATTGGGGCAAGTCTCGGTTCTACAACTCCATATCCATGCTTGCCTGTGATTGTCGGCATCGGATCTCTTATATCCTGCGGCTTTCTTTCGCCGCCATGATTGCATTGAATGATGAATGGCTCTGGATTGTCCAGAACGAACTTCTTCAGCCCTCTTGCAATCCTCTGCATAGTCTTTGGCGCAAGTGGTCTCACCGACCGGATACCATACTTCTCCTTGATCTCCTCTGATGTATCAAAGATACTTGGACATGGTAGGCTAAAATCAAGCTGTGTATATGCTCCAACATAAGGTTTGAGCAGTCCCATCTTGACCTCTTCACTGTCTGCCGGTGCATGTGTAGGCTTTGGCCACATGATAGGTGCACCATCACACCTTGCGATCATAAAGAACCTTTTTCTTTTAGTCGGTGCTCCGTAGTCTGCCGCCACAAGCTCTCTGAACTGTACCTCATATCCCAGCTCATTGAGCTGCTTTACAAACTGTCTGAATGTATCACCTTGCTTTGCCCTTATTGGATGATGTCCTCTGTTGAGTGGTCCCCATGTCTTGAACTCTTCGACATTCTCAAGCATGATCACTCTCGGTCTCACAAGTGCCGCCCATCTGCATGCTACCCATGCCAGCCCTCTGATGTTCTTATCCTTTGGCTTGCCACCTTTGGCCTTGCTGAAATGCTTACAGTCTGGGGAGAACCAGGCAAGAGCTACCGGATGACCCTCACATGCTTTCACTGGATCAACCGCCCACACGTTCTCACAATAGTGCTTTGTGTTTGGATGATTGACCTTATGCATCCTTATGGCTTCCGGATCATGATTGATTGCTATATCAACACTGTACCCTGTAGCCATCTCAATTCCTGTTGATGCTCCACCACCACCGGCGAAGTTATCAACGATAAGTTCTCCGTTTATCATGGCTGCACCTCCAAGAAATCAAACAATGTCGGTGAATCAACTTCATTCTCCTCTGCCTGTAAATACCCAACACCATCTCTGAAATAATCAGGATTCAGTTCACAGCCCTTACCGAACCGGTGCATTTTAACAGCCATCATCGGTACCGTCATAAGGCCACCGAACGGATCATATACAACATCTCCCGGATTGCTATACCGGTTGATGATTCTTTCAACGATATCAAGCTGTAAAGGACATACATGCATGGTTGCCCTTCTCTGGCTCTGTGTCGTATTAAGAGTTCTCATTCTGTTAATATCATCCCATACCTCAAGCTGGTTCCATGATCCCGGAGCTACTACCATGAATGTAGCTGGTAATCTTCCATCCATATCAAGCTCCTTTGCAAGTGCCACATGATCCTCATAGTTATATACATGCTCTCTGCTGTACTGTCTGTATACTCTCTGTAAGTTGTCCACAGATACGCCCTCAAGTTCTTCTTTACTCACAAGCCTGTCTCCTGAGCTTCTCCAGTATCCGTGAGCATCTATCTGCCACTGTGCCCTTGTGTATTCATCCTTGGACTTAGTAACCGGCTCATCAGCGTATGCCTTGCTGTGATTCGTTGGCAGTTTGCGGAACAGTAAAATATATTCAGGGCATCCAACTCCCATCTTGGTACCATCCTTACACTGTTCCGTCCATCCAAGGCGGTAGGTCTGGTTGTTCTCTCTGACAACATCCGTCACAACTGTGATCATGCCAAAATACTGAAATCCATGGCTCATATAATGTTCTATACAGTCAGCATGAAATGGTTCAATAGTTGGCATTCCTGTTCCGGTAGCATTTCCGAACAGCACTCTGTCTTTAACATGAATAGCTGCAACTCTTCCCGGCTTCAACACCCTTAAAAGCTCCGGTGTCAAGAAATCCATCTGTTCAAAGAACCTCTCTGTATTCTGATTGTGTCCAAAATCGTTATAATTTGCTGAATATTCATAATGATTACCGAATGGTATTGACGTATGGATCAAATCAATGCTGTTGCTTTCCATCGCTCTTGTTTCTTCCACACAGTCACCATATACGGCTTCGTAATGATTTCCTCTTACTGTTCTTTCTTCTCTTGTACCTTCCACACCCATCTTCCTTTCTAACCGCTCTGTTTTATTCGCTGAATCAAGTCCATACTTTTTCACGATCTCGATCATCTTCTGCACCATATGATCATGATTCTTCCATTTCTCAATTAAAGCATTTTTAATCTCTCGCTCATTCTCCATATAGATTATGTCTATAACCACAGTTTCTTTTTGCAAGAATCTATAGCATCTGTGAATAGCCTGTATGAAGTCATTGAACTCATAATCAATACCAACAAATATCTCCCTGTGACAGAATCGCTGAAAGTTACATCCTGAACCACTGATTGACTTCTTTGTTGCAAATAGTCTCGTTTTACCTTCTGAGAAATCTATAACTCTCTGTTCTCTAAGGTCATAGTCCATAGATCCGTATATATCCACTGTCTCCGGCAGAGCTTTCTTGATCGCATGTCGCTCTGCTTCCTGATCATGCCATAGTATAAAATGATCATCCGGCGAACTGTCTACAATCTCACGCATCTTTTCTACTCGCTCATTGATACTCTCCCGCTTCACCTTTGCAGCTTCTTTCAAACCTGCAGATGCCTGTGTAAACAACTCCATTTGCCCATCTTTATCAACTGTATCTCCATAGTGAACCGGTATCTCATGCCATCTAACATCCAGAGGTGGTAAGTCATAACCATTATCAGAATAATCTGGATTGAGATCCGATGGCTTTGTAATGAAAAGTGCCCAACTACTCACCCACAGCCAGAACTCATCTTCCATGTTTGGGTACAGTGTCAGGTTATTTGCCTTTGTTGAATCCCTCTGAAAGAATCTTGTAAGTGCCTGTCCTGTATCCATGACTTCAAGATATCCAGCATAGTGTATAAGCTCCTTGTACTTGTTCGGTGATGGTGTAGCAGTCGCTACGAGCTTGTAAGGTACATTTTTGAACTTATCAAGGAACGTCTGATATGTCTTAGATCCAAATGATCTAAGCACGGATGCTTCATCAAGTGAGGTTGCCGCAAAATACGATGGATCTATATCTCCGTCTCTCACTCTCTCATAATTCGTCAGAACGATCTGACTTGTGCTTGCCTCAACCTCTTCCATGGTTCGGCAATACTCTGGTTTCTCATAGCCCAGGAGTTCCACGGCATCCCTTGTAAACTCCTGCTTAACTCCAAGTGGTAATACGATCAATGCTCTACCACCTGTATGTTCTGCTGCAATATGACAAAATTCTATTTCCTGTGCAGTCTTACCAAGTCCGAAAGACTCAAACAAGGCTCTACGTCCACCTTTCAGTGCCCATGCCACTGCATCTCTCTGGTGTGGCTTTAATGCTTTGTTAATACGGTTCTTGTCAACCGAAAAACCACTATCAACTGCAAGTTCTATCTTGCTTTCTAAAAACTCTTTGTAATTCATGTTTAAAAGGAACCCGATATATCGTTACCCCGGCCGGAGGTTCGGCTCCTTTCTTTGATTTATTTTCTCCGGAGTTCTTTCAACTCCTCAAGCATATCTGCGATCTCTGTATGATACTGTCTGTTCAGTTCAATAGCTGTATCATCTGCATCTTTCTCCAATCCGGCATGTCTTGCTTCCCATCTCTCATGCTTTATAGCTTCGTCAATCTCCATCATCCACTACCTCCTCAAAATCACAGGATCCGCATAAGGGACATATAGACCGGTACTCATATGCCGGCTGTCCATGATATTCACCCATGCACTCTCTTTCCATGTCCGGCTCTTCGAACTCTACCTGACAGTCAATGCATTTATACATTTACACCGCTCCAATCTAATTTCTGACCGCATCTATCGCAACGATCAGATAATTCTCCACAATACAAGACATTATCGATTTTGGATATAATTTTTCGGCGGCACACAGGACAGCCATAATTGATATAATTTATCTTAAGGTACTTAAATATAGTTATTTTCTTCGGAATCTCTTTGTCCAAATTCTGTAACACTATGTCATAAGCACTATTCAAATCATCAATATTCTGCACGATGTCACACTTTCCACAATCTCGGTCACAATGTCTATTGATGCACTCTTTTTCAACCATCATCAGCTTCTTTGCTTCTTCAATCGTCATTTTTCATCTCTCCTTATTTATCTCCATATATGCCGAATACATTTTTTATTGATTTCTCCAATCCCTTTGTTACATTTTGCAGATTATCATAATGCGGTTTCAATATGCATTTCACGCTATATCCGTTGCATTTAGTACCGAAACCAATAACATTTCTGCAAATACCATCTTGACTTGCTAAACATTTATTCATTCTGTGCCTCTTTTCCGACTCTTATATTTTTTCCTAAATCTATCCGGCATCGGAATGCACTCTGTTTTCGCTTCCAGTGCCTTAATTTCGCTTTCTTTTCTTTCTGACAAGGCTTTTATTGTCTGCGTTCTTAAATCGGCTATTTGATTAGAATGTCCTTGTGCTGCATTAACGAGCTGTCTTACTTCAGTTGGCATTTTGGAAAATTCCTGTTCTCTCGCCACCTCATTTCGATAGCACTTAATGAAGTTCGATGAAACGACTTGTTCATTGTAATTTTCATCTAATGCCCATATTCTAAGCTGGCTCGGAAGTCCGATTGCTTTCTGAACCACTTGTGGTAACTTTGCATATTCTCCCACCGAATTGTAAGCACTGTTCCGGATTGCTCTGCTGACTAACGCCCAAGCCTCCATTTCGTTCAGCTCCTGCGGTTGGGTGATTGAACGAATTTTATCAATTAATTGTCCGGGAGCCGGTGCAAATCCACTTGTATTTGTTTGCATATAAACCTTAAATGCCATAGCGATTTCATCTTTGCTGTATTCCTCTAATGCCATTGTCCACGCATTAACTGCTGCAGTTCTGCTTGGTGGATTGTAATTCGGATATGTAGCTTGCATCATAGCCAGAAAATCTTGCACATCCTCTCTTGTCATCAACTATTCCTCCATTCATTCAAAATATCTCTCTCGCCATTCCTTGAAAATTGCTGCTGATTGTTATTTTGGCTAATTTTCTCCCACAAAATGCCCTTGTAATTGCTTGCCATTGACAGGTCGATTACATCTACAACCGCCATATCTCCATTTTTTTGTGCCTCTCTGGATATTTTGGTTAGTAACGACTTCATACCTTGTTCAACATAAGACTCTTTTCTAGCAACCTTGTACTCAATCCACTCTCTGACTTTCTCAAGAAGAAAATCTGATATGAAATAATTCGGTATGAGCCTGTCCAAAATATGAATATTGTCCTCTTTTGATTTTCGCATTCTTTTCGTTTTAGGCTCGTCCTCTGCCCCCTGTGAGGGGGATATAGGGGATGTATTATCTACTTTTATTTTCTCTGATTTTCTTTCCTCTCCTCTACTTTCCTTTACTTTACTCTGTGAATTTCTTCTGCCATTTATTGGATTTCTTCCGTCGGAAATTGAATTTATTACCACATTTTTATTATTTTCTGGCACAGAAATTAAAAGGTACTCTTTTTTCAGTTCAATCTTTTCTCGCTTGGACGTAGCATTCAAATATCTTTTTTGCACCCCTTCGGACGTTAGGATATTGAATTCATTAAAAAGTTGTTCTGAAAAAATGTTCCTTCTGATACAAGCTGACACTATATCTGCTATTAAATTTTTATTGTCACTCGGTAAACCGTTCTCCGACATAAAGAGCAACAATGAATCTGTAGTCCATTCACAGTAGTAACCAAATCCTCCATAGATTTTCTGGTAGAGTTTGACAAGTACTGCAAAACCTTTCAGTCCAAATTCAGCTTGTATCAATCTGACCTTTTCTTCCATGTGGCAATCCAATTCAAAGTAATCAAGCCCTGCTTTGGTTGGTCTGCCTGCCATTTATCATCTATACCTCCTTAATTCGTATTCCATACTTATGGAGCATCAATTTTCGCTTAATCACATAGTCTTTCGTTTTCATGCCCTTGGTGTCCTCTACGACTATATTCTCACCCTCTTTGTAGACAAAATCGGCAACATAGTAGCAGCTCTGTTCTATGACCTTACCGGGCTTATATTCGCCCTTATGAGGTCCAGCCTTGTACATCTCAGTCGATTGTTCTCTCTGCCTCGGTATAAGCTCGTATCTGACCTGTCTCTTGAGGTCTGTGATCTCTCCTGCCTTTTCTAACAGCTTAAGCTCCATGTACCGGTTTGCTTCTTTCTTACTGTCAAACAGTATCCCATCGACCTCAACCTTTTTATTCCTGTACTTTCTGCTATTCAACGATGCAATCTTTATCCACTGTGGATTCATCAATCAATGCTCCTTTCTCCCTGCCACCGGATCAGCGGCAGGGCTATATACAATGGCTTATACTGTGTGTGATGTGTGTATCTGCCATGAACAAGTATCTTTATGAAAACAGTGCAGCGGCGGCAGGATTCTGCTGTGTAGTCTGCGGCTGTTCAATAACAGGTGCTTCTTCCTTGCCCTGTTCCGGTTCCGGCTTTGCTTCCGGTTCTGATGCAGTGGAATCAACATATTCCTCTGTATCGTTTTCCACATAGGTCACATTTCCATCTCCATCCATAGTGGTCATATCACGCTCAAATGCGCTCTGAAGATCAATACTCATAACACCCCACTTGGAAATTAACTGACGGAGCATTGTTTTATATGCCATTCCATCAAAATTCTTGTACCAGAATGATGAATACATCCATGAATCTCTCGGATCATAATTACCGGCTTCATAGTCAGCAAATGACACCTTTTCTTTCTCGCCATACTTTGTGTTAATCTTTACAGCATCCTTGCTGAATGCCTGTGAATACTTGTCCGCATGAGCAAGCATCTGAGCCTTGCTCCAATACAATGTTTTTCTGAACCCATTTACCAGCTCAAACATGGCATAGTAGCCGATTGTCTCAGCTTTTTCACGCTTGTCCCAGTCATCAACCATAAAATTGACTTTGATGTCCTCATTGAGCGGGTCAAAGTATTCCAGCTCACCTTCTTTGATCGCAACAACGTTCAGTCTCTTATACTGACCGGAACGGATTGCAAGCTGGATATATCCCTTGTATCCCATCTGGAACTGAGCTTCCTTGACACCAGCTTTTGTATTGTTGAATGGGACCATGTAATAATGTCCGAGCTGTGGAGATGGCGAAAGCTGTAAACTCTCACCAAGAAGTGCTGCTGAAAGAATCGACTGATTTGTGCACTCCTGAAGTGTAGGGTTGGTGTTATATGCTGACACGATAGCAGAAATAAAACGCTGTCCATTCTTACCACCAACTACCTGATTAATCTGATTTTTTATAGCATCCTTTGTAAGGTATGCTGTAATTCCCAAATTCTGCTGTGCCTTGCTTTTTTTCACTAAACTATTATTAACTGCCATTATTTGTCCTCCTCATTAAAGCTAAAAAGTTCATGTAACAACTGATTAAGTTTTTCCTTTGTTTTCTTAATCTCCTCGTCAAGTTCCTCATCTGTAAAAGAACCAAGCTTTATAACATTGTCTAATTTCTCTTTTGCAACACACGGTGGATAGTTTTTATGTAAGAATCGTGTGTATCCTGCCAAAACAGCAGCTACCTGTGATTCTACTTCATCCTCAGAACCTTCCATTCTCAATTGATTTCCTTTTACCTCTATCATGCTTTTTCCTCCTAAATAGCTTTAAATTCTATGCTTCTACTCTTAAAGAACTCTTTCAATGCATAAGCATCTTCCGTTGTGAGCAATACCTCAAATCTGACTACCATTCTCTCCTGTGTGCTGTCAGCACTCTGCACCGGTTCTGGCGGTGTCACAGCCTGCTCATGCGGTTCTGTCGGTACAATTACCGTCTGTTCTTCTTTGATCTCCTTTGCCTTGCGTTCTTCCTCTGCCTTTCGTGATTCTTCTGCAGCTTTCTTTTTAGCCTCGGCTTCAGCCTTTGCCTTTGCGATCTCTGCCATTCTCTGTGCCTCTTTGATGGCTTTATTTATATCAAGTGTCTGCTTGTATACCTCTGTCGCCTCAAAGCCAAACTCTGGAAGCTGGCTGAGTGTGAACACATCATCGCCGATCTGATACATTCTTGCTCTCATCTGCTCCTCGATGCTCTTCATCGACACCGATGCATTTAACCACTTAGGATCCTGTATCTTATCAAGTGTAACGAAACTCTGAAAGCCAATGCTAGCAAATAACTCCTCTATGTCCTTCTGCTTATTCGCTTTCTTCTGATCTTCAAATTCTTTCACCCGCTTGTCGATCACAGCTATAGGTTTGTCTATAATTCCAATGATCTCATTAACATGTGCTTTAAATTCATTGAATGGCTGCATATACTCTTTTTCTCTCCGTATACGTTCATCATTCAATGTCTTTTTCAGCTTGTTAAGTGTTGCTCTGTCTGCCTTGGCATCCTTAACCTGATCATCCGTATATACAAGAGTCTCATAAAATGCCACTTTCTCAGTCAACTCTGCTTTCAGTTCCTCATAATTGAAGCTGATCTTTTCCGGTATCGCTACATCATTAACTCTTAATTCCATGTACATCCTCCCACCATAGCCAGTTCATACTGACCATCTTTGTTTATTTTCATCATGCTCATGATCCGGTCTGTCTGTTTCTGTCTCTCCTCTTCACAGTCGCATCGCTCTCCCGGATCAAGATTTGCTCCGCAGTTACTGCAAATTCTGTAATACATTTTTCTCTCACCCCTTTACTATATTTCCTGTAATTTCAGTGCCGGTGCTTTTTTCATCTGTACATGCTCCCAGAACTTTGATTCTTCCTCGATCAGATGCTTGATATCTTCTTCAACCTCCGACCGCTCTATAGAATAATGTCTTGTCTGTAAGTACACATCCTCTCCATATACAGATTTAAGCTGTGCCTTAAGTACAACGTAGTCAAACTCTGTAACCATTAAGTAATGCAGCACCTGTATGTAATAGTTATCCGGTATCCTGTGATCCCACTTCTCTTTCTGCATGGACTGTAAGATATTCGTCGTCTTACATTCCCATATGCCTTTACGACCATCCTGATCTATGAGCCATCCATCAAGAGATGCATGCGCCCACGGATACTTGTCATTGAACCAGATGTTATTTTCTTCATAACACACCTGGTATTCCGGATAGTCCAATTTGAACAATTCCCGGAGAGGTCCTTCTGCCAATGTTCCATACTTGACATAAGGCTTGTCCGATATATCCTCCGGCTCTATGCCATAGGCTTTCTCTTTGAATAGATCCACGTTGGTCTTGTAGGGGTTCATTCCCACAATAGCCGAAGCATCCGAACCGCCGATCTTGGTTCTTGCCTTGAGCCATTCTTCATGGCTTGATAACACTTTCATCTCAACCATGCTTTTCTCCTGCCTACCAGATAAGGGAGTGTCAGCAGCACTCCGGCAAATGCCTGTCCAAGGTGCGCATACCACGGTTCCACGATCCTCATATCTTCCGCAAATGCCACAGAGCTTGCCGCTCCATATATAAGCATGAAGCCAATAAAGAACATGATTCCAACAGCACATTTGCATATCTTCTTTTTCACTACCAACTCACCCCTTTCCTTTCATCCCATAGCCTTTATGAGATCATTTAACTGCTCTATTGTGATGCCCTGTCTCGCCGCAAGCTTCCCGGGAGAAATGTTATAAGTCCAGATGCTTGACATCTTGATCGCATCACCTATATCCAATAAGTTTCTCTGCATTCCGATTCTCACAAACTGAGGGGAGCATCCCATCACTTCAGCCGCCTGATTCGGTGTTATCTTCTTTACCATGTCGATTTCTCCTTTCTTCTCGTTTTTGTGTTACAATGGTAAAAAATTATGGAGGCAACTATGTCAAGCACACTATTTACAATAATTACTGGTATCATCTCTGCTGCTATTTATGACTATTTGAAAAAGCACCTTGCACTAAAGCAAGAAAATGAATCCACTATGAAATATTCCAAGGAATATGTTCACAAAGTAAAAATTGAATTTTATGTGAGTTTCTTTATTGGAATTGCCCTAACCTTCTTTCACCCAACAGGCAAATTTTTACCATTTGTAATCTCCACACTTTCATACATGTCTTTCTTCATCTCTCTTATGGGTTTTATGTGCCTTGTAGATGTGGTAAATCACTTTCTCAATGGAGACTCCAATAAGTAGACAGATGATTGTCTTTATCAACTATGACTCTCCTTTCTATCACTTTAAGTGGATTTCTTAGGCAAAAAAATATAGTCTAATGGCATCTTATATAATCTAGATAGTGTATCCAGTATAGCAAAAGATGGCGTAACTATACCTTTTTCCCAGTTAATCACAGTTTTTTTACTCACTTTAAGCTTTTTCGCAACATCTTCCTGTGTCATTCCAGCATTTACCCTTGCTGCAGCTAATGTAATCTTAACACTACGCAACTGTTATCATCTCCTTTCACATATCAGAATACCATCACTTTAAGTGGATGTCAACACTAAAAGTGAATTTTTTTCATTTTCAGTTGATTCAAATTCCCTTTAGGTGTATAATAAGCATTGCAAGGAGGTGTTGATATGCCATACGAGGAATTTAATAAATTATTTGCTAAAAATCTACGATATTACTTAAATAAAAATAATATGACACAGGCTGAACTTGCAAAACGCTTAAATGTTGGAACTACATCTGTATACAACTGGTGCAACGGTATTAAATCACCAAGAATGGATAAAGTAGATGCCATGTGTGATATATTCAACTGTAAGAGATCTAACCTAATTGAAGATAAAGAACATGTTGAAGAAAATGAATATTATCTTGATCCGGAAACAGCTAAAAAGGCACAGGAGATCTTTGAGAACAAGCAGCTCTCTCTTCTCTTCGATGCCGCAAGGGACGCAGAGCCAGAGGACTTGGAGACAGTTCACACAATGCTCATGGCTCTCAAGAATAAAGAGAAACGATAATAATGTACAAAAAACATCCCACGGTATTTGTTATTGTATCTACGACTATGTTACAAGGGGGATGAGTTAATTGTATGATATAAATGTACAGATGATGGATCTGAAGACTACAAAAGTTAAAGAAACTGTTACCTGCAATGAAGATGGTTCATATACTATCTTTCTTAATACACGATTCACACAGGAGCAGCTTAACGATGCTTATATCCATGCACTCAACCATATCATCAGAGCAGACTTCGATAAACACACTAGCTCTGTAGATACCATTGAGGCTTATGCACATGGGTTACAAAAATAATTAACAAATGAAGGGAGAGATTCAATGAATCAAAAACAAGAAAACAAATGGTATTTAAGTACATGGTTTATTGCTATTCTATGCGCATGCTGGTTTCTTATACTTCCAGCAATCGGCGGCATAGTATTGATGATAATGAAGACCTTGGATGAAAAGAAACAAAAAGAAACCAATCAACAAATTAGTCAACAGAATGCCCAACTTGCGGCCCAGAATGCTCAGATGAATCAAGCAATGCAAGACATGAATAAGACTATGCAGGATTTAGGGGTGCATGACCATCAGCAGTCGATGGCTAAGCTTAACCAGGTGAATGCCGAAATATCCGAAAACCTTGCCACTATAGATAAATTGCGTTCAGACATTGCTACACTTCAGGCAAAAGATGATAAACTGCAAAAATCAGTAGCGACCCAGGAGCGAAAGATCTCTCGTGCTAAGGAGATCTACAGCAGTATTGAATATGCATTAAATAACTTCATTACTGCTGACATTCCATATAACGAATGCCGAATTAGCCAATCAGATATTGAGGATGCTAATCTCATTGCCCCATCTGTTATCCTTAAATTACATTGTATGGATATAAAAAGCTTGCGAAAAGCATACAGAGAAAATGAGAAATCCATTGACACTCTCAGACAGCAATATGCTATCAGATACACTACTAAAGCCAACAAAACTATTTACGACCTCATTGTCAAGGGGCTGGAATCTGAGATGCAGAACGTCTTGTACAATTTAAAATATGACAAGCTTGATAACGGTATTGAACAAATAAAAGATATCTGTGCTAAGTATCTAAAGATTGCAGCTGAAGGTAATCAAACAATTGCTGGAACTCTTACTAAGTTCATAGGTGAAATGGAATATCTTTTCATTAATGCTGCAAAGATAGAGTATAACTACTACGTCAAGAAAGAACAGGCAAAGCAAGAACAGCTTGCAATCAAAGAGCAGATGCGCCAGGAGGCAGAGGAGCGCAAGGCCCTTGAGGCCGAACGTAAAAAAGTGGAGCTTGAAGAGTCAAAATATGAGAATCAGATATCTTCCCTCAAAGAACAGGCGGAAGCTTCAGAGGGTGAAGCCCTTGCTGCTCTGCAAGCTCGTATCCTTGAACTGCAGGCTCAGCTTGCAGATGTAACAATCAAAAAGGATGAAATAGCAAAGTTGCAAAATGGTAAAGCTGGTAATGTTTATATTATCAGCAACTTGGGTTCATTTGGTGAGAATGTATTCAAAGTGGGAATGACAAGAAGAATAAATCCACAGGATAGAGTTAATGAACTTGGAGATGCTTCTGTTCCGTTCAAATTTGATGTACACAGCTTTATTTTCTCTGATGACGCTTCCGGTCTTGAAACCGAACTTCACAAGAGACTTAATGATCGCAGAGTAAACAAGGTAAATCTTAGAAAAGAGTTCTTTAATGTATCAATAGATGAACTTGAAGAACTTGTAAATGAGATCTGCCCTACTGCAGAGTTCAACAGAACAATGCTTGCTGAAGAATACAGACAGTCACTGTCAAGTTCTGAAGCATATACCTCTGAATATTCAACAGAGAATGAGACAGATGATGAGGATGAATAATATCATCTTCATATTATAAAAAATCCCCCAGATGCTACCAACACCTGAGGGAAGTTACCCATAAACCGAAGGCTTATGAATAACGCTCTGAACAAGCTACATTATATCACAAGCCTTCTCATTTTGATAGGCTTATTTTTTATGCCTATTTTTAAGATAAGAAAGGATGATTGATATGAGAAATGCAAACGGATTCGGATCTGTGTATAAGCTGTCTGGCAAGCGCAGGAAACCATGGATTGCTCGTAAAACGAAAGGATGGGCTATTGACGAAGAATCAGGAAAGGCTAAGCAGTTATATGCTACCATCGGCTATTACAGTACCCGGGCAGAAGCTCTTACTGCTCTGACCAATTATAATCAGAATCCCTATGATATTGATACCGTAAATATTACATTCTCTGAACTCTATGATAAATGGTCAGATATACATTTTCAGGAAATAGTACCATCTGCCGCAAGAACATGGGTATCTGCTTACAATCACTCAAAGCCACTCTGGGACATGCGAATGAGAGATATTCGTCCTAATCACATGGAGGGAACGATCCGGAATGCAGATGTTGGTCAGAGTACGAAGCAAAGAATGAAATCTCTCTACAACATGCTCTATAAATATGCTATGAAGCTGGAGATTGTTGATAAGAACTATGCCCAGATGTGTGATTCCATCAAGCGTGGAAAGTCTCAGATCATTCGTGTTCCATTTACACCGGAGGAAATAGATCTACTCTGGAAGAACATAAACTATAGTGTTGTTGATATGATTCTAATTGGTATATACAGCGGATGGCGACCACAAGAACTGTCTATCTTGAAAATAACTGATATTGATCTGGAAAATAATACCATGTTCGGCGGTCTTAAGACTGATGTAGGGCGCAACAGGTGCGTTCCTATTCATCCAAAAATAAGAGATTTGATCATAAAACGAGTAGATCAGGCTAAAGAATTGGAATCCGATTATTTATTCAATGATCCGGATAGTCAGTCTGGTATGCGCATGACATACGACAAATACAGAAGCCGTTGGAATAAGGTCATGGGAAAATTAAAACTCTCCC